CTCGCTTGTGGCAACATAAATTCTTCAAAATCAATTAACATCTGTTCTCTGATTTTTTTAGTGATAACATCCAGGGACATTAGCAAAGTTTCGTCAGATTCAGAACTCTTCAACCAGGACTCTATTTTTTGCTGGGTTTTCAAAGGGACGTAATAGGTATAAATTAAAAAATATATTAAAAACGAAATTAATGCAAAAAGATAAAAGGTTAAATCGGTCATTAGAAATATTTCTCCGTTGCTTTATCCTTTACATAATCCTTTACATAATCTGAACTGACTGAAAACCCTTTTTGAGCCATGCATGATACAATCCATAATGGACCTACTATCGGATATGTAAAACCTAAAGTCTTTTGGGCATTCTCGTTACAATCAGATAATGCCTCTAAAAATCCGACTGCTTCAGGCCCTAATCCTTCTTCAAAATCTTCTTTAATCTCTTTTATTATTTCATCTTTTGAAGGGATGTCTAAATCTTTGAAATAATCTATGACATCGTTTAAGATCTTCAAGGCAATATCTGTTGAATGATAAAGAGAAGCCAGGACAACAGGTCTGGGTACATTCAAATTAATTGTAGGTATTGGTTCCGCTAGGGCAATTATCTTTGATACGGCACTGGCTTTTTTATCAATCATCGAAAAACCTAACCAGGCTCCAAAAATTATAATCGGTTGCATTACTGGAATCAACGCCTGGAGCCACCTGGTATAATCCACGTTTTTCATAAGCTCTTCAAAATCAGTTTTTTTCTTTTTCATATTCGATATCCCGTTAATATGCAAGTGATGAATCCATTATTATTACTCTGTAGGGCTTGAACCTTAACTGTTGAATTTGGAGGAATCATGAATTCAAACATTTTAGGTTGAGTGCCTAGGTTGTCTGCAGTGATTATTGTTTTTTCAACAAATAATGCTGTACCGTCAACATTGATCGTATATGAAATAAATTCTGTCGTACTAATCCCAGACCAGTCCACACCTAAAGTTATCCTGGTTAAATAAAATGCTGAAGGATTAGTATAGGATAGTAGTGTGACAGCCGATGCACTAAGAGCCTGGCTTCCACTCCAGCCATAGATGTTACCACCTTTAGCCCTAGAGACTGATTTAGAAGCAGCTAGGGTCATGCATAAGATCTGCCAGCTAAGATTACAGTAATAGGTGTATTATTATCATCACTATTAAGCACAGATACGGTAAAGGTTGTTAAGGGTGGAATAACAAACGATGGTTGATTAGTTCGAAATTTTACTACGTCACGCCGTACACTATCAAAAAAAACAGTTTCCCCGTTCATTTCAACTTTAAGGTCAATAAAAGTTGCTCCTGCCGTGTCCCAGTCTACCCCATATTCAACATCCGCCATGATTACCTCTTTGCCTGTCGTAAAGTCTAAAGCGGTTTGAAAAGAAGTTGCTAGTACAATACTGCCCGACGCACCCCAAACATAAGTACCTTTACTGGTTGTATAATAATTTAAACCTTTACCAGCACCACTAAAGGTGGCGTTACTGCCTAACTTCGTTTTAGCCATTCAAGCCAAAATCACTCGAAATATAGAGTAACTGAGCCAGACGAAGCCGAAGCACTACCAGCGGAAGCAAATTGAATTGCTATCTGTAGATCTATATTGTTAACTCCAGATATACCGAATGCAACAGGAACAGAATTGAAACCTACGCATGCTCCAGCATCGGCTGTATCTCCAGCTACTCCCATAATGGTGAAATTCTGTTCTGACATATTAGAACCAAGTAAACGACAAACTACCTGGTAACCTGCGGCATTCTTTGTATCAAAGGCACAATCGACCCTGGATATCCTAGTGGATCCCTGTGGAACCTGGATATTACCTAGGTTGCTACTGTTCATATTATCAGTTAAAGAAAAATATTCTTTATCTGTAGGTGTGCTGTCGAAACTTCTCTGTATTGTTGTGGCTGCCATCTTAGATTCTGAAGTAAAGCTTACTTCCTCCGAGTTTTAGTTGTGGGAATCTGCTACGTGCAAATGCTCCAAGCATTGCAACAAGGCTAGCAGTAACTAACGTCTTTCTTCCAGCATCGCTACCAATCATATCTATTGCGTTACCTGAAAGGGTACTGAATGCAGCTCCTAATTGACCGTCTGTAATATCTTTGATTACACCTTCGGTAACAGATGTTGTGCCAAATTTACCTGTAACGGTTTCTCCAGCGTTAAGGTAGGCTGCTATGGCAAGGCCTGAAGCCATGCCCGTAATACTTGGGTGTGGGACTGCTTTCATATATTTTCTCCTTGGATTGCCAGTAGATCTCTTTCTAGTGTAGGCTCGGCGGGCACCTTTACGAGGTTGGCCTTTCCTGGTTGAACCTTTCCGTTTGCGAGAGGCACCATAGGATGTCTTGCTGATGAGCTTGCCATTCCTAAAATACATCGTTCTTCCATTTTTACCTTTCCTAGTGTAGAGGCCTACTGGCATTATCAATTAATGTTTAATCCGTTATATAACTGTTTGTGCTATGCAAATGTTTATATCAAAAGCCATGTTGTCTAATTGATGAGCATGCCAGAAAAGAAATTTGAATTAGGTAGATCGCCTAGGTTTAAACAATTAGAACCTAGTGAGGAATGTGAGTTCTCCGGAGCTAGCATACCAGAAGAATTTGAAAGCGAATGGGATACAGGTTATGGTAAGAATAAACGTTCTAAGTGGTCTTTTACCTTTACCCTCCTTAAACATCCCCATTCTTCTTACTCTCTTTCTGATAAGGGTTTAGAAGTAACATGGGAAACAGTAGCTGAAGTCATAAGAGTAGACGTAGTTCTTAATCTTAAAGATAAAGACTTTGCAAAAGCGTGGAAGGATTCTGAATTCATATGGACCTTAAAACGCCGTGAAGATGGTTCTTATTCCTTGTGGGGTTAAGAATGGATGAAGATGAAGTTTACCAGGTGATGTGTGATATTACAGATATTAAAATGCATCTAAAGAAACATTTTGACCTATGGGGTGAAAATCAACCCTGGCATATGTTTGATAATGTACACCAGACTTTATCCCAGATAGCTTGGAGAATAGGAAAAGAGAACGAAGAGGATAAAGATGAAGCGTAGATGTAATATCTGTTTACAGTCTAAAGACCATCTTAAGGGTGACAGGTTCAACAATGAAGTAACGGTATGTTATGACTGTCAAAAGATTCTAACTAGCATAGTAAATAGCGGAATTGTTTACAAACCCTAGCTCTTCAACCCAATCCATTTAAAGAAAGAATGAGGACTAGAGGATAAGGTGGGGTAGCAATGGGTATTAAAAGCGAGTTTGGGGCGCTGCTGTGCGTTCTAGGTGCGTTATTTCTGTAATCCCATGCCTATTACTGCGTCACTTGTGCGTTTTGGTTGCGTTTTGACTGCTTCAGTGATCATCGGCAACATTTTAGATGCTAACATCTGCACGTACCAAGGCTGGCCTGATAAATCCTGAGTGATATTATGCAAAAGAGAAAGATTAGAACCTTCTTCAGAACCTTTCAGTTCCTTAGCAACATTTCCCATTGCTCCCGACCAAAACTTCTGCAGACTCTCTCTCGCTTGTGGCAACATAAATTCTTCAAAATCAATTAACATCTGTTCTCTGATTTTTTTAGTGATAACATCCAGGGACATTAGCAAAGTTTCGTCAGATTCAGAACTCTTCAACCAGGACTCTATTTTTTGCTGGGTTTTCAAA